AGAGGTCCTTGCAAGTATTTCGATAATTGCGGTGATGATCATGATAGGTATCTTTATTTCAAACAAGATATCCGAACATCAGATGGACGAGAACGAGCAGTATAACAAAGCAGTCAAAATAAATAGCCAGGAGTTGCTCCAATACGGCATGGACACCAACGTTGGTAATGCATTTGTATATGGAGATCTTAAAGCAGTTGATTCAGTTACATACCCGGAGCTTGGCGGGGAATATATGTATGTGAAAAAGGTTAAGGAAATTTACACACAGCATACACGGACAGTAACGACCGTTGACGGCAATGGGCGAACACATACCACAACACAAACATACTGGTCGTGGGATGCCGTGAGCAGTGAGGATATCAAGTGTAAAGAAATAACCTTCTGTGGAGTGAAATTCCCCTCAAATAAGGTTGCGCTCCCCTCAGAGAAATACATCAACACGTTAAATGAATCATATTACGTGAGATACAACTACTACGGTATAGGTACGAGCTATACAGGAACGATTTATACAAAGCTTATGAACGGCACAATTTCAGATAACAGCAGATTCTTCAATGACTCAAACATAGAAGAGACAATCGACTATCTGGAGTCAGGTGTTGGAACTGTGATATTTTGGATTATTTGGATTATAGCGACAATCGCTCTGGTGTATGGATTCTACTATTTGGGAAATGGCTGGCTTGAGTAATCAACAGGGGTACAAATTGTACCCCAGAAGGAGTGTAGATATGGAATATATAGTAATAACTGCCGGCGTGTTCACAGGAGTGTTGATATATCACATCTTGGCCGACATATACAAACGATGCAAGAGGCGCAAAGCGGAGAAAGAGATGCGGAGAAAAGCCTGGGAATTTTACAAGATGCATGACATAGGAGCAGAGGAGGATGAGTGATGTTCATACTTAATAAAGACTGCAACGATGTGTACAACACGGATCACATTGTGAACATATATCGGGATGAGTGCACAATAAAGGTTTGTGCTGGCACGGCTACACGAGGAGGAGTTCTTGGCAAATACAATAACTATGATGATACACAGCTCGCATATAGCATGCTGATAAATGGTCTTAGACAGAATAATGGAGTGTTTGTTATGCCGAGTGACAAGGATCTTCTTATAAAAGCTACGGTATACCATCATCCCACGGGCAAGAAAACGAAGGGACATGGTGGTTCATGAAACAGAAGAGTATCAAAAGCATAAGACAGGAATTCCGTAAGGGCGGCGTATTCTACACGCCCCCAGAGCTCGCCGAAAAGCTTAAGGAGTATGTTGACATAAGCGTAAAAACTGTATACGACCCAACCTGTGGCGCTGGAAATTTACTGCGGGTATTTGACGATGACGTAGAAAAATACGGACAGGAGATTGATGCGGAGCAGCTACACGGAATAGATATTCCAAACTTCCACGGGGCAGCAGGTAACACACTAATGTGCGATGCGTTCCCAGACATGAAGTTTGACTGCATCGTGGCAAATCCGCCGTTCTCAGTCAAGTGGGAACCGGACAAGCTGGATAATGATCCAAGATTCAGCGCTGCGCCGGTGATGGCACCGCCGTCGAAAGCGGATTGGGCGTTTATGCAGCACATACTATATCATCTCTCAGATGAGGGAGTGGCTGTTGTCCTGGAGTTCCCTGGAATACTGTACCGAGGGCAGAGAGAAGGCAAGATCCGGCAGTGGTTCATAGAGAACAACTACATAGATAGAGTTGTCAACGTCCCCGGAAATACATTTGAGGACACAGCAATAGCCACATGCCTGATAGTGCTGAGAAGGAACCGCACGACTACAGACATAGTGATAGAGAACGATGAAATGAGCCGCCCTGTTCCCCTAGAAGAGATAGTGCAGAATTCATACACATTGTCGCCAAGTACATATGTGTACAAAGAATCTGAAAGTATAAATCTGGATCCAGACGAAATAAAAGCGGATGCACGAAAGTCGTTTCTTAAGACACTTAAGGCGACTTTGGATATGGAAATGCTTACCTGCAGTCTTGATGGAGAAAGCATACAACCGTTTATTGACGACATTAGACATGTATTAGCGGAATACGACATGCAACAGGAAGGAGAATAACCATGGAAGAAAAAACAGACAGAAACCGAATCACAGTAAACGAAGCGGCTAGATTGATGCAGGTGTCCCCACAATTTGTCCGAACGGGACTCCAGCGTGGACAGCTCCCAATTGGCTACGCAGTAAAGAACAAGAGCAAATGGTGGTACTACATCTCGAAAGCAAAGCTTGAGGAGGCTATTGGATTGAGAGTATAGTCCAGGACCTTTTCATCCGGGAGGCAGCAGTTGCTGTAGGCGGTTCGACTCCGCAAAGGTTCTCTATTGTCAGCGCGGACAAAAATACAAGGAGGTGACGATACATTGCAAAGAGCGCCACCAGAAGGAGAAAGAAAATGATGAAGAACAAAGAAATCAAAAAAAGAAGAGCAATAAAAAATACAATACTCTACACCGTGGTTGGAGTAGCGCTGCTGTCGGCAATCATGTCACTGTACAGCCTGCTCCGCATGGCGTGGAGTTGGAAAGAATTTGCTGTGCTCATGCCGGTGCTCCTGATCAGCGTAACAATACTTATTCTGTTCTTCTATGCAAATGACGGTTTCGTGGATGACTACGAGATCATGATGTATTACGACGAGGAGGATGAGCTGGATGAAGATGAGTGAGGCACTTGCGTACAGAGCCGGATCAGATCACATACAGATAATCAGAGCCGGCAACATGGTATTCACAGGCTATAAGACTTCACTGGAATTCATCAGAGGTGGCGCGAAGCTTGCCGAGCTGGGAATCACAGGAGATGAAGAAGTAAAGCAGTATGACTGCCACCTTGAGATCAAGCATAGGGATTATGAACGGCTTGGACTCATGAAACCCATTCGGCCGGACATGGACATGCCGTATAAGTTTCAGGACTTGATGCTGACCATGTGGTACAGGATTGAAATATAAAAAAAGACAAGCGTCTGCAAACGCCTGTCAGGGTGAAAAAGTAAAAATATATACTGTTTATATTTTATCACCCAGCACTTAAAAAAGCAAGGAAAACAGGGACTTGAGTGCCCTGTTTGATACTCGATTAAGTTATTAATCTTATGACAAAAGAGGGTGATTACATAGTAAGGAGAAAGACTTACACCTTCCGGAAGAGACGGATCATAGAGGTGGAGGAGTTCCACGATGGCAGGTATGGGCACCCGGGAGGAAAGAGAAAGCCGAGAGGCAAGCCCACACCCGAGCAGGCGGCAATCATCAACCATCAGAATAAGGTGAAGAGATGCAGGCACAAGCTCCTTGAATACTTCAGTCTGGGTGATACCTTCATCACCCTCACCTACGAGAAGAGGAACAGACCACCCACCATGAAGGAGGCGATAGCCCACTTCGGGAAGTTTATCCGGAAGGTGAAAGCAGAATACAGAAAGAGAGGGCAAGAGCTCCGATGGATCCGCAACATAGAACAGGGAACAAAAGGAGCATGGCACATACACCTCGTAGTGAACGAGATAGGAGACACAGCATCGATCATCAAAAGGGTGTGGGAGAAAGGCGGTATATATGCCGAGCAGATTAGACTATCGGACAAGGTATATGATGACGATTTCTCAAAGCTGGCCGCTTACATGACCAAGGATGAGAACACCACAGAGGAGAAGGCAGATGGCACCATGTCAAAGCCGAGGATAAGACAGTCCTCATATTCCACATCACGGAATATGCCACTGCCGGAGCCGAAGGTGGACAAGCTCCTACACTGGAAGAGAGAACCAAAGCCAAAGAAAGGGTATGAGATAGTCAGGATATACGAGGGCATCAACCCGGTTACAAGTTACTCATACCGAAGATACACGATGAGAAGGAGGGAGTAAATGGAGCGCATATATGTAAGCGTGGACAGCGCATCAACCAAGGAGACGCACAAGACATACAGTTACATCCTGGAACACTCCCAGGGCGGCAGAGTCACAAGAGTAGAAGGCTCTGGAATGATATACGGCACATATCACGCAGCTACGATATCGGCTATCACGGTTGCATTATCCAGATTCACAAGGCCTTGTGAGATAGAGATCATCTCAGCAGATGACTTTGTGCTCTCTAAGAACCTGGCACGCTGGGCGCTGGATGGATACACAACGACAAAGGGTAAGGATGTGGCAAACAAGGATCTGTGGGAACAGCTCTGGCCACTGTATATGAAACACAATATAACAACACGAAAGGATGGTTAATATGTTTGAGAGATTTGGCGAATTAGAAAGTTACAAAGAGATCAATACACTGGCGGAGAACCTGTTCAACGAAGGTGACGAGCTGAGCCTGTATGCGCTCGCAAAAGAGAATGGAATACCAAAGGACTTCGTAGATATGTACCTGCAGTGAGATATCCCGGAGCTTGTGGATGCACAGACCGCAGCCGTTGGAAAGCTTGATATTGAGATACAGGAGCTTAAGCCGCAGACGATCATGAAGGACTGGGCCGAGTATATCAAGGTCCGTAAGGACATCAAGAAGCCTATGAGTGACAGGGCAATAACGCTGATGATGAACAAGCTGGAGTCGCTATCACATGATAAGCATGAACAGGTACAGATTCTCAATCAGTCGATAATGCAGGGATGGACAGGCCTATATGCGCTTAAGGATGACGGTAAGAGCCGAGGGCAGCCACGGAACGTGAATCCAAACGGATTTGCAAACTTCAAACAGACAGATCATTCTGAACAGCTTGGACAGCTTGAGAAGATGCTGGCTGATGAGCTGAACAATAATAAATAACACACGAAAGGAGCCGAACCTCCGGCCGGGGTAATGCTATAGCGGGTTCCTGAGAAGTGAATGAACGAAGACTTAATAACGAGAATTTTTGGAGAGAACGGCGAACTTGACAGCCCGGATGAGGGCTTAGAGGAATACAAGAAGCGCAAGAAAGAAGCCAGGGAGAAAATGATAATGCTCCAGAACCAGCCGTATGAAGTTAAGGTGCGGCGATCCAGACTTAGAGCTGAAGAGTTCATGGAGCAGATGCGGATACGAGACAAAACGGCTCATGTGAGTGTTGGCGGTCTTGACAGTATTACACTACACATATTCCTGAAGTCGATAGGCATCAATGTTCCAGCGGTGTCAGTGTCATCTCTGGAAGATAAGAGCATACAGAGGGTACATAAAGCTCTTGGAGTGACAATTCTGAACCCACTCAAGACAAAAGTTGAGGTACTCAATGAAGTTGGGTTCCCGGTTATCAGCAAGAGGATAGCGGGAAAGATAGCGCTGCTTCAGAATCCGACTGAAAACAATAAGACAGTTCGACATGCAATAATCACAGGCGAATGTGGAGAGCTTGGACACTTCCAGAAGAACAGCCGCATGAAGCTGCCACAGAAGTGGCTTAACCTGTTCGGAGGATATGAGAACGAGAATGAAGGTGTTATGTATTACAAGCCAAATTTCAAGGTGTCAAATGATTGTTGCTATTGGCTGAAAGAGAAGCCATGCGATGACTGGGCTAAGGCTCATTCAAGCTATCCGTTCCTTGGCATGATGGCATCTGAGGGTGGACAGAGAGAAGAAGCTCTCACAGACCATGGATGCAATTACTATGGCAAGACAGTAATGAGATCAGCGCCATTTGCACCATACCTCAGAAATGACATATTGAGACTTGCTCAGGAGATGGACACTTGGTATCACGCACATACAGATGTGTTTGCAAAGCTTTATTATGAGCAGCCATACAGTAAGGATAAGGCTGGTAACACAATACCTTATGAACCGGTTGAGACAATCATACCGGCTATATATGGACGGATAGAGGATGACGGACACGGAAATCTCAGAACGACAGGAGCACAGCGGACAGGCTGCAGCATGTGTGGCTTTGGAATCCACATGGAAGAACGGCCACACAGGTTTGATAGGCTCAGAGAGCGGAATCCAAAGGAATGGGAGTTCTACATGTACAGGTGTTGCACGGATCCAGAGACAGGAGAAAAGTTCGGCTGGGGAAGAGTCCTAGATTATATCGGAGTGCCGTGGGAAGATGTACCGGCGGTACAGCTGAGTATATATGATTACCCGGAGGTGCTGCCATGATAAACGGAGAACTTATAGTTGATAACTTCGCTGGCGGTGGTGGAGCATCAACAGGAATTGAGATGGCAACAGGATACAGTGTTGATATAGCTATCAACCATGACCCGGAAGCCATAAGGATACATAAGGTCAACCATCCAAACACAAAGCACTATTGTGAGAACGTGTGGGCGGTTGATCCTGTGAAAGCCTGTGAGGGACACCCGGTAGCGCTTGCCTGGTTCTCTCCGGACTGCAAACATTTTAGTAAGGCTAAGGGTGGAAAACCAAAGGATAAGAACATCAGAGGCCTTGCATGGGTAGCATGTAGATGGGCGGCACTTGTGAGACCGAGAGTGATCATGCTGGAGAACGTTGAGGAGTTCAAGACATGGGGACCGCTCAACCGAGGACATCATCCGATAAAGGCAAAGCAAGGAGATACATTCAGGCAATTTGTAAAGCAGCTCAATGAGCTGGGATATGAGGTACAGTTCAGAGAGCTTGTGGCGGCAGACTACGGAGCACCGACCAAGAGAAAGAGATTCTTTATGATCGCAAGGTGCGATGGTGTACCTATCATGTGGCCAAAGCCTACACATGCGCCAGCAGACAGTGAAGAGGTCAAGGCGGGATTGCTCAAACCTTATGTTGGAGCGTATACACAGCTTGATTTCAGCTTACCTTGTCCGAGTATCTTTGATACATCAGAGGAGATCAAGGAGAAGTATGGCATCCGGGCGGTGAGGCCGCTTGCACCAAAGACTATGCAGAGGATTGCAAGAGGGCTGAAGAAGTTCGTTCTGGATAATCCGGAGCCGTTCATCATCCAGTGCAATCATGGCGGCGATAGAAAGCCACAGGACATAAGAGATCCAATGCCGACGATTACAGGGAAGCACGGATATGGAGTTGTAGAACCATATATGGTTCAGATAGGTCAGACTGGATTCTCTGCAGATCGTAGCAAAGATGTGAGAGAACCACTTACTACTATTGTCAGCAAGAATGAGCACTGTCTAATAAGTCCTACACTTATTCAATATCATTCGGAGACCAATTCAGATGAGGTAAGAGGTCAAGGTATAGAGAATCCGATCATGACAGTAGACAGCTCAAACAGATATGGCCTTGTGACTTCGTTCCTCAGCAAGTTTTACAAGACAGGGATAGGTCAGGATGAGAGAGAACCGCTGCATACAGTTACAACATCAGCCGGACATTTTGGAGAGGTCAGAGCATTCTTGATTAAATACTACGGAGAGGGTACAGGGCAGGACATAGAACAGCCGCTTGATACAGTGACATCAAGAGACCGATTCGGCCTTGTAACAATCCAAGGTGTTGAGTATCAGATAGTGGACATTGGTCTCAGAATGCTTGAGCCAAAGGAGTTATATGGGTGCCAAGGGTTTCCGGATGATTACATCATAGATCATGACAACACAGGTAAGACATATTCAAGAAGTGAACAGGTTAAGAGATGTGGGAATGCAGTCTGTCCACCTATACCGGCGGCGATGGTAAGGGCGAATCTTCCTGAACTTTGTGTAAGGAAGAGAATGCCAAACATGAAGATAGGCGAAGAAGAGAGCGGACAGTTGTGTTTTGTATAGATAGAGGAGGTTTTTAATGAATGATTTGATAAAAGTAGATAGTGGCACACACTTCGGAGAGGAGGAAGCGAGTGAACAAGATAATGCAGATGTGGCAACAGATCAGAGAGAAGAGAGCAAGGAGACAGAGGATACGCCGTTGGCACAGGAAGAAGAGATACATCACGATGTAGAGGAGGCAGCAGATGGACATAGTGAGGCAGTTGGAAACGCTGTACGCGGAGAAACAGAACATAAAAGCAAAGATAGTATGGTTGGAACAGCAGAGACGGGATACGACAGAGCTGGAGAATCAGCTTCAGAACCTGAACGAGCAGATTCTGAAGGCGAAGAACGATCTGAAGAAGGATGCACAGCGTCTGAAAGCGATGTTGAAGGAACAGAAGTAATTGCGCCGGCGCAAAATCACAAGGAAATCCTAGAGGTTGCAGACTTTGAAAGCAGAAAAAAAGATGCCTTGAAGGCGGTCAGACAGTTTGAACGAGAGATATCTAATGACCATTACAGCGATGCTCTCAGGATGATGGCTGGAATCCGGGAGAAGCTGAAAGAGCTCAAGGACATATTACATTCCACAAAAGGTTGGAGTTAGAAAGGAGAGCACATGACAGGATTCGAGATCACAGCAAAACACAATATTCTCTGCCAGCCAGGCCGCAAGATAAAGATGCTTGTGGTTAAAGCAAAAGCAGATACCCACGGCACCTGTACAGAGTGGAAGAGATTAACAGTCATTAAGCTATACAAGCATCACGTCCTCATGCTACATGAGAAGGGATACAAGGAGAGCTTCACACACTTTGACATAGAGCAGATGATTAGAAAGGGGGAAATTAAGTGAGGAATGAAGACATCATAAAGCACCTTATGAACATAAAAGATGGATGCTTATCATCCTGTGAGAAGGCAGCAGTCGCCGGAGCAATAGATATCGTGAGCGATTACGACAAAGCAGCGGCACTCTCGGGAAGACTTACTGCAGACTATGAGACTGGTAAGCAGCCTGTAAAGATGGGTGAGAACTATTTCGCCTGTCCTCGGTGCGGGAAACGAACAGGTTACAATCACACGCACTGCCATTGGTGCGGACAGCTAATGATATGGAGGTAGAACATGGGAATAATAGATCAATTCACAGCAGAGGGAAAAACTGAGATTAAAATAACTACCCTTATGGATGTTATGAGATATGCAGCTAGAGCAGATGTTATATACAATGGGGTCAAGGCAAATGTACCACATAAATATTTGAGAGCATGTATATCAGGCGAAGAAGAGAAGGAGGAAGAGAACAATGTTTCTGAATGAGAAGGTACTGAACAATTTGATGAAACAGGCATATAAGACGGACGGTCTGGTGGTAGCCCAGACGGAAGACGGCTGGGTGTATCTGACAGGAAGATTCTGGGAAGTAGAGATCAAAAGAGAATACATCCCGAAGCAGACGCTTGCGAACATAATAGCACTTGCCGGTGAGCTCCCAGAGCTGGGAGAGAGATTCCGATCAGACAAGCAGGGCAATCAGTATGAAGTGGAAATGCCTATGAGCATAGATGTTAAACCTTACACGATGGGACCGCTCACCATCACAAATACGCTCCAGATAGGCACAGCCTGTACAGTGCAGAGATACCTTCAGGACACAGACACTGGAATGCTTTACTTGCTCAACGAGGCATTTATCAACCTGAGAGAAGGCAGCATTGACGAGGAGCATGGCGAATATGTACCATCTGATCCGTTCTACAGCAAGTCAGGTGTGCTCTGGCAGAATAACATATGCCGCATGACGGCAACATTCCGTCACGATAAGAAGAACGAGAAAACGCTGGAAGCCTTGAAGGGCGTAGACCTTACACCTTCGACACTGGAGGATACGGAATGATGTACCCTAAGCCGGTATACAAGAAGAGAAGGAAGCAGCATAAGCCGTCAATCCTGCAGTTTAAAGACGGCACCTGCTATCTGTGCACAAGACTTAACGGAGACTACGGAAGGAAGCCTCTGCAGGAGCATCACATATTCGGAGGCCCAAACAGAATACACTCTGAGGCATACGGCCTCAAGGTGTATCTGTGCATAGAACATCATACTGCTGGACCGGCAGCAGTCCACAACAACGCAGACAATATGCGGAAACTTCAGAGAGACGGTCAGCGTGCATTTGAGAGAGAGCACACAAGGGTAGAATTTATGAATATATTCAGAAAAAATTATCTTGATGATGGAGATTAATACCAAATGGGAGGGAAGATGATGACAAGAATATACTTAAGCGGACCAATTACAGAAGTAAATGATTACATGTACAAGTTCGGTGACGCCGAGGAGTATCTTGAAGAGAAATACACGGATGCGGCGGTGGTGAATCCAGCACGCATCCTGTCACAGCTGCCTAAAGAATGGTCATATGAGGAGTGTATGGACATATGTCTGAGACTCCTGGATAGATGCGACACGATATATATGCTTGACGGCTGGCAGCAGTCCAAGGGGGCGAACCGTGAATATGGTTATGCGCTGGCAAAAGACATGATGATCATAAAGGAGGATTAATGACAGGAAAGAACAGTGAAGGATATTCAGATCCAACAGCGAGCATTGCGATATCAAGAGCGACAAGGAAGGAGAACAAAATGGACACAGCAAGACCGGGAGAGATATGGATAGTACAGAGCGCACAGGGAGAAAGCCCGGCGCTCATCCTCGCAGACAATGGAAGGATAGCAACATACATCAAGCTGAGAAAGGGATGGCTGAGAGAGGGATGCATGGATGATGCAGACGTAAGGATCGTATATCAGGGAAAGATGTATGCATCACCGGCAATGATACAGTACACCAGGAGCGAGAACTGCGTAGGCTATGAGAAGACAATAACAGACGCTGAATATGATGCGGTGCGTAAGGCTATAGCGGATGCGCTGGGCATCGTGCTTGCAGATGAAACAGACATGCCTGTAGCGGAGCTGTTAGAGATAGACACATCAGAGTCAGGGGAACTTAGAAACAAGATACACAGTCTCGAGGTATCGCTCGCCAGATGTGAGGGAGAGAGGGATGTGTACAAGGAGTTATTTACAAATGATCATTAGACTGGAGGATAAAGCGAATGTTGACATTACCGATCAAACGTATGTGGTTTGATATGATTGCGTCCGGCGAGAAGAAAGAGGAATACAGAGAGATAAAAGAATATTACGACAGCAGACTCCTGAATGCCTTCGGTGCAATATGCGTAGGTGATGAGGTGCTGCACAATGTTTTACCAGAGATGGATCAGGTAGAGTGGCCAGTGCCAGTGATATTCCGCAATGGATATTCAAAGGTGGCTCCTCAGATAAAGGCAATGTGTACGCTCAGTATAGGCACGGGCAAGCCAGAGTGGGGAGCTGAGCCAGGAAAGAAATATTATATATTGCACATCAAAAAAATAGAGAGGGGGCTGGAAAAGGATGAGATTAATCGATGCAGACAGGCTGACCGATTGGGTAAATGAACAAGAAAGAATTGTAACTGAAAAGTGTATTGCAGGAACAGGCGTGTACTGCATTCTGACAAGAGATGTATTGACTGCAATACGATCCAGCTTAAGAGCCTTTGGAAAGTATATAGAGGAACAGCCAATAGCATACGATGTGGATAAGGTTGTAAAGCAGTTGCATGAAAAATCTTTTTTTATTAGTGAAAAGCATGATGTTCGGTATCAAACTGACAAGCCAGGCATTTCGTATTTTTCCACAAGAGGACTAGAGGATGCAGTGAATTTATATGATGCTACTAAGATTGTGAGGCACGGCGGTTTGTCAGCAGAACCACTTCCAATGAAAGATTTTTTTAGAAAGGAGTAACGAATGAGAGAGACGAAAGATATTGAAATGAATAGCCTGGCCGTAGAGTGCGAGAACTGTATGAGTACACATAAGGTATCAGTATACATAGACTTTACCGAACCGGTTAGCTACAGAGAAGCCGAACAGTATGTTACAGAGCTTATATGTCGCGGACAGAGAGATCTTGAAAAAGAGAGCAGCAGACTTGCGGTGAGCTATATGGAAAAGAAATGTGCTACAAAATAGAGCTACAAGATAAAAATATATCAAGGGAGGAGATAGATAATGCCAAACGTAAGGCCAATCAACAAGAAGTATGGAATATCCAAGCATGCCTTTGCTACGGCATACTCATACTGCCTACAGTATAGCGAATGGAAGGCAGAGATAGAAAACAATACAGACACCTACAGAAGCCCACAGGTTACAGGGATGCCTACTGGGTCAGGTGGTGGCTCAGACGCGACAGCAGACGCTGCAATGAGAAGGGCTGAGCTGATCGCTAAGGTGGCATTGGTTGAGGATACAGCCAAGGCAGCAGTCACCGGATATGATGAGATATATCCGTATCTCCTCAGATATGTAACAACAGAAGGTTGTACATTCCGCATGATAGACCAGCAAGGTGTACCTTGTGGCAGAACATTGTTCTATGAAATCCGACGCAAATTTTATTACATGATGGCAAAAAAAATATAAAGTGCGGTACTCGGAGGACAAAAAAACAGATATAGTTATATCATCGCCAAATGAGGATAAGCCCTCAAACATATATATGAGCTCCGGGAGACCGGAGCTTTTGTTGTGGAGAAATGTATGAAAGCTGATGAACTTAAGAAGTGGATAGAGGAATTGATAGACAAGGATGAACTGTGGAGGTTCTACAAGTCAAAAGAGTGGAGATCACTCAAGGATAAGATTCTAAAGGAGAATCACTACGAATGTGCCGAGTGTAAGAAGCGAGGAGTCATCACCAGATACGATGTGGACGACGAAGGCAACAAGCATCTGCTCAGCACGGTACACCATGTACAGTTCGTTCGCAAGCATCCAGCTCTGGCACTCAGCAGGACATATACATATGGTGGCAAGACATATCAGAACCTTATACCGGTATGCAAGGCGTGCCACAACAAGCTCCACCCTGAGAAGTGGAAGAAGAATGGATATAAACACAACGATGAAGAACATTTCGTGAATGAAGAACGCTGGTAGAGTACCCCCCACCCCCTATTACCCTGATTTTGGAGAGGGGAAAGCAACGGGGGAATGGACACGACAAAACATCCTCGCGCACGCACGCGAGAAAAAAGTGAGGTGAGATCAAAAAAATGGCACAGCAGTCGCAGGCAAAAATCAGAGAGTCACTCATGGCACAGCTCAGAGCCAAGGGTGCAGATGTATCACATTTTGAGGCGCTAGTTGATGATTACATGGAATATTGCAAGCTGATCAAGAAGATGAAGGCTGATATCAAGAAGCGTGGTATGACATATACTGCCACATCGGCAGCAGGCAAGGAGTACGAAAAGGACAATCCGAACGTCAAGCTCCTGCCGCAGTACACGAGAAGTCAGCTCGCCATTTTGAAAGAACTCGGACTCACAACAGACAAGATAGCGGAGGACGACGGCGATCTTTAGGATTGACAACATACCAGAGATTCAGGAGTGGATAGACATCGTTGAACAGGGCACCTATAAATGCTGCAAAGACCAGGAAAGTCTAGTAGCACACGTTAAATGGTGCTTTGAGAATGAGCCAATTCACGTTGACACGGAACAGTTACAAAAGTATATGCACTTGTGCGAGCAGTATGTGCCATTTGAACTGTTCCCGTGGCAGCGTTTTGTTATAGCGTTACACGATTGTACATACTGGGATGATACAGGAATGCCAAGATGGCCGGATCTCTTTACCATGATTGGAAGAGGAGCCGGCAAGGATGGAATGATAGCGATTGAGAGTTTTCTGCTTTCGTCACCGTATAACGGCATTCGTGAATATGATGTGGATATATGCGCCAACAATGAGGACCAGGCAACACGCCCGGTTAAGGATCTGACAGGATTTTTCGAGATGCCGGAGAACATCAAGAAGATGCGGCGGTTTTATCATTGGACAAAAGAGAAGATAGTGTCTACTAAAACCAAAAGCACTATCATAGGCAGAACCAACAGCCCAAAGGGCAAGGATGGTCTCCGATCAGGAATAGTAATATTCAACGAGATCCACCAGTACGAGAACTATGCAAACATAGATGTATTTACAACAGGTCTCGGTAAGAAAGAACACCCCCGCCGGTCATATTACACAACAGACGGAGATGTAAGGGAAGGACCTCTCGACGATATTATAGCGGATTCAGAGGGTATTCTCTATAACGGAGAGGATGATAATGGCTTATTGCCGTTTATTAACCGCCTGGATGACGTGAAAGAGGTTGACAACGAAGACAACTGGACCAAGGCAAACCCATCATTGCCGTATTTGCCGAACCTTTTGGCCGAGATCAGAAAAGAGTACAGGGAATGGAAGGAGAACCCGGATCGACTTCCGGCATTTATGGCAAAACGAATGAATCGCCCAAGTGGTCACAAGGAAAGTGGCGTAACCGATTGGGGAAATATCAAGGCCACCAACCAGGAACTGCCAGATCTTAAAGGATGGAACTGTACTGTTGGAATAGATTACATGAAGACATCAGACTTTGCGGCCGTGAATTTCCATTTTAAGCAGGGTGACCAGCGTTATGATATCAATCATGCTTGGCTATGTTCAGCATCCAAGGACATCCCAAGAATAAAGGCGCCATGGAAAGAATGGGTCAAGTCCGGGAAACTGGGGTATGTGGATGATGTGGAGATACATCCAACCGTCATAACAAGCTACATACAAGAGATGGGAAGACTTTACAACATCACCAAGGTGGCTATAGATAACTACAGATATGCACTGATGTCTGATGCACTTGACAAGATAGGCTTCTCAAAAGAGCGAGGTAACCTCATACTGATCAAGCAGATAGACATCATGAAGATAGTCCCAGTGATAGATCACTGCTTTATAAATCATTATTTTCACTGGGGCGATGATGTTGTCCTCCGGTGGGCGACTAACAATACTAAAGTAATCAGATATGGAAGAGACCAGGGAGCCGACAAGGGCTCCTTTGTTTATGCCAAGATCGAAGCCAGGTCAAGAAAGACCGATCCGTTCATGGCGCTTGTGGCGTCTATGATACCGGAGGCAGAGATCAAGGAAAGACCTCAGTATATAAGGCTGGGAGTCATCAAGATATAGGAGGTAGGGCATGGGAGTATTCCGGAATTTTATCGAGAGGATAATCCCGCTGACCAAGAGGGCAGCAGACGGAACAATAATCATAGATATACCAGCATCACTGTATTACAAGGAACTAGCAATATACACAGCGACATCGCTCATAAGCAATGCTATATCCCGATCGGAGATCCGTTGCTATGAAAATGGCAAGCCGGTGAAGAATCGTGATTACTATCTGCTGAATATATCTCCGAACGCGAATGAAAACAGTTCAATATTTTGGCACAAGGTCATCAATAACATGGTCCGAAAAGGTGAGGCTCTTGTAGTGGATGCTGCAGGAGCTCTGTACTGTGCAGACGGCTATACAAAGCAGAGAGACCAGCCCATCAAGGGTGATGTGTATGCCAATGTGTCCGTGGGAACCTTTACGTTTAACAAGGTATTCACGATCAAGGACTATTACCTATTCGCGCTGGACGACATCAACGTGCACCAGCTCATAGATGGCTTGTATGAGGACTATAGCAAGATGCTGACAGCAGCATCAAAAGCATTTCGGAACTCTAACGGACAGAAGTATAAGCTACATATAGATGGCGTGAGGGCTGGAGATGCAAAATTCCAGAAAGATTTTGAGGAGTATGTAAAAAAACAGATAACTGATTACATATCATCAGAGAATGCGATATATCCAGAGTTCGATGGATATGATCTCGAACCGGACAAAGGCGCAAATGTTAAGACATCAGATGATTACCTGAAGCTTCGGGCAGATCTGTTCAAAATGGTAGCGTCAGCATTTCATATTCCGGAATCAATGATGTCCGGAAATATAACAAGCATGAAAGAGATTGTTGGAGCGTTCCTTACGTTCGGAGTGGATCCTTACGCAGATGCCATAACATCCACGCTCAATAAGCGAGGAGATGTGGATAACTATCTGAAAGGCAACTATTATGTGGCAGACACAAGCCGTATACAGCACAGAGACCTCTTCGACGTAGCGGCGAGCGTATCAACACTCATAGGATCAGGCGTGTACTGCATAGATGAGACCAGAGAGGAGCTTGGAAAAGAACCACTGAATACCGATTGGTCGAGAAAGCATTTTATAACAAAGAACTTTGAAGAAATAGACAGATTCCTTAAAGGAGTAGCGGAAGGAGGTGAAGGAAAGAGTGAGTAAAAAAGTATTTTACCAGATAACCAGGGATGATGATACGAGAACAGCAGATATCAACATATATGGTGATATCACAGGAAGTGCCGAGATTATCAGAAGCTGGATAGGCGACGATGGCAGCGTATCGGCGAGAGACATAAAGCGTGAGATAGATGGACTTGACGTGGATACGATCAATGTCTACATCAACAGCTATGGTGGTGAGGTAGCCGAGGCTCTTGCAATATACTCAGCGCTTCAGAGACATAAGGCACAGGTACACACATACTGTGATGGCTTTGCCTGTTCCGCTGCTACGATCATATTCTGTGCCGGAGACGTCAGGACTATGGGCTCTATAGCTCTCATGATGATCCACAATTGTATGTCATACATTGGCTATGCAAACAGTGAGGAGATGCGCAAGGCAGCCGAGGACAATGACAAGATCAACCAGTCCAGCATCGAGGCATACAAGAAGGTCAGCAACCTCTCAGAGGACGAGATTAAGCAGATGATGAACGCTGAGACCTGGCTCACAGCGCAGGAGTGTCTTGACTATGGATTCGCAACGGAGATAGCCGGTGATGACGATGAAGAGGATGAGGAGACACAGCAGAGTGCCATGGCATCTATACATGACGCCATTCTTGGATACAAGCCTGACATGAAGAGGTTCTTTGAAGAGCAGACATTAAGGCTTGACCAGATACAGAAGACTATAGACCAGATGAGTAAGGAGAGTGATCCGTCACATCTTGACGGTCAGGAACAGACTGACAATTTCTTACAGAAATTCTTTAAAAATTTATCATAACAGGAGGAAGAAAGAATGTACAAACCAGGTTCTAACCCTGCTATTAAGCAGGCAGTTGACGCCATGAATACAGCAATGGCATCAGGAGACAACGGCGCTGCGCTGGCAGCGTTTGAGCAGTTCGGACAGGCGGTTGCTGATACCGTCAGAGAGGAGTTCCAGTCGGCAAATGGTGATAATGCCGTACTTGCACAGAGAGGATTCAGGGTGCTCACCGCAAGCGAGACTAAGTTCTACGAGAAGGTAATCGAGGCAGGCAAGGCAAAGACTGTTCAGACCATGAACGGACTTCTCACACCTGAGGTAATGCCTCAGACTATCATTGAGGATGTATACAAGCATCTCATTGAGGAGCATCCGCTCTTAGACAAGATCAACTTCGTATCAGTTCAGTATCTTACTTCGTGGATCCTGAACGATCACACTGTAAACACAGCCGTATGGGGCGAGGTAAATGATGAGATCACAAAGCAGATCACATCAGCGTTCAGAACTGTCAAGATGGCAGAGAACAAGCTGTCAGCCTTTGCAGTGATCGAGAAGGATATGCTCGACCTTGGCCCTGTGTTCCTCGATGGATACATTAGGACATTCCTTCAGGAAGCCCTTGCTACAGCTCTTGAGAAGGCTATCATCTCGGGAACAGGACACAACCAGCCGATCGGAATGGATAGAGACATTCACCAGGGCGTATCTGTCAACACATCTACAGGATATCCGAGAAAGACTGCTGTCAAGATAAAGTCATTTACGCCGAAGGACTATGGCGAGATCCTTGCGAAACTGGCAGAGACAGAGGTGTGGTACACCAATAACACAAGTGGAGAGATTACAGCAGCAACTACGGCGGCGAACGAGGACGGTAGCGCTAAGGATGGATATACAAAGCATGGTGGACGCACAAGAGTGTTCGATCAGGTTACACTTATCTGCAACCAGAAAGATTATCTGGAGAAGATCATGCCGGCCACTACTGTAATCACAGCGGCCGGAACATACGCCACAAATCTGTTCCCATTCCCAACTGACGTAGTACGTTCAGCCGAGATGGCCACAGGTGAGGCTTTGCTCGTACTCCCTGAGGAGTATTTTGCAGGACTTGGATCATCCAAGGAGGGAATTCTTGAGTTCTCAGACGAGTTCAAGTTCACACAGGATCAGAGAGTATTTAAGATCAAGCTCTACGGCAACGGCAAGGCATACGATAACAGTGTGGCTATCCTGCTTGACATATCAGAGCTTGAAGCCGCTTATGTCATGATCAAGGCAGTAGATGTTAATGTGACAACACAGGCAGCATCATCATAAGGAGTGAGTACACATGCTTGATAAGAACAATATGCCAGAAGAGTTTGTAACAGATGTCAAAAGACATCTGCAGATCACCTGGAATGATCCGGATACAACCGAGAGCCTTATCAGCATGATGCTTGATGGGGAGATAGAGCTAAATCACTTGTTCGGAGCAGAGCTTGACTACGCTGCTCCGGGCTTGGCTCACAGGCTCTATCTCTCATATATGCTGTACGCATACAACAAGGCACTTGATGAGTGGGAAGGAGCCTACAGAGCTGACATCCTGAAACTACAGCATATCTGCAGAGTGAAGGAGGCGAGAAATGCTAAAGAGCAGGTTTAGCAATTACAACGATGGAATTGTATACATCGTCAGAAAGAAACCAAAGTCTACGAACTTCAACGCCGCAAAGAATGCGCTCAGCCGGGGTGACCTTGAAGATGTAGTCAAACTGGCATATGAGGAAAAGAGCAAGAGAGACGAGGATGTCGAGTTTGCGTCCAGCCAGGGCAGGACACTCTCTTTAAAGATCAAGACAAGATCATACAAGGTGGATCCAACGCTCAAGGCTATAGCAGGCGACACGCTCTACAGCATCATCAAGCTGGATCATGACAGGGCAAAGCAGGAGATGTACATATATCTGGAAGAGGAAAGGAAGTTAAGCGATGGAATCAATACCTGAAGAAAGAGAACAGGCAGAGTCAATACTTGACGAGACAAGAAAGACACTTGAAGAGCTTTCCAGATCAAGCGATGTGCCGATGGCAGGAGCATATTACGGCACTTGTACAGCGGATCATCTGGACGAATGGAATTACTTTGTCTTTAATAGGACAAAGACTTCAAAAGCATCAAACCGGTGCGATCTGCAGACCAGATATGAGGTGCATATCATCCACGAAAACTGTATCCCTGAGGGATATGTGCAGACTGTTATTGATGCGATTGAGGCACAGAGCACACGTTGCGCCGGCGCAAAAATGAAGGCAACTTCAGACGATATCCCATACGAATACATCACGAAGGGCAACACAGATGTGGTTGTTGAGATAGCAACTATTACGTTTGTGCACCCGGAAAAGAGGGTGTAAATGGCAGAGGTGTTCAAACTTGACGCTACAGAGGTTGATAGCCTTGAAAAAATCATGGATGAGTATGAGATTGAGGGAATCAAGATCATAAATGACGTTCTCCATGATGAAGGCGCTAAGGTTATTCAGAACAAGATAAGAGCTCTCATCCCATCATCTGGGCGACAGTGGAGGAAGAAGAGAACGCCAGCAAAGACAGCGCAGCCGTTCAAACAGACTAATGGCGAGTTATCCGTAACAACAGGAACAGAAACACGTTACAACTATTTGTATTTCCCAAATGACGGTTCAAACACCAAGAGACACAAAGGTGATAAGAGGTTTTTTGAAGAGGGCAATGAGGCTGCGACAGATGACATAGTGTCAATCTGTCTTGGAAGATTAGAACAAAATTTATAGGAAGGAAGAAATGCATGACTAATGGAGTATATTCGGAATTTGAGATCACAGAACAGCATATCAAATTCCCAGGAGAAGATAGTTATTCAGATATGAATTGCGTCGGTTCCTGTGAGCAGGAGCTGGAAGTTAAAGTCATAACAAAGAAGTGCCGCGGAGTAGTGCGCAAGGAGAAGGTAAAAGGAACCGGCAAGGGCTCCCTTACGGAGTCACTGCATATACCAGTCAAGATATACCGCAAGATGTATGGAATGCTTGACGAGAGCCTTGCTGAGGGTATATATGCGTATGGAGAAGGCAGCAGTCATCCAGAGTTTTCACTGACACAGAAGATCATGGATGAGGATGATATTCCAAAGCTAAAAGCTTATCCTCGCTGCATCCTGGAGTCAGGACCTAA